GGAACTGCAAATAGTAACTTTGCTACAACATATGGTAACTGGGCTAAAGTCTGGGACGGTACGAGCGGTAAGCAAATTTGGATTCCATTCTCTGGAGTCGCTGCAAAGATTTTTGCTCAGAACGATGCTGCATATGCACCTTGGTATGCACCAGCTGGTTTCAACCGCGGCATAGTTAGTGGTGTAAATGATATTGCTGTTAGTCCGACACAACGACAAAGAGATCAATTATATAGGATTGCAATTAACCCTGTTACACAATTCCCTGCTGAAGGAATAGTTATATTTGGTCAAAAGACTTTACAACGGAAACCTACGGCATTTGATAGAATTAATGTTCGTAGATTGTTCCTCGATTTAGAGAAAAGAACGCGGCAGACCTTAAAATTCTTCGTCTTTGAACCTAATACGTTCTTAACAAGAAATAAGGTTGTTAATACATTAACACCGATGTTTGAAAATTGTAAACAGACAGAAGGTATATATGATTACCTTATTGTTTGTGATGACAGGAATAACCCTGCTAGTGTTATTGATGAGAATGAACTAAGAGTAGATATTTATTTGAAACCTGTTCGTGCAGCAGAGTTTATATTAGTTAACTTCTACGCCGTTAACACAGACGTTAATTTTCAGGAAATAGTTGGACAATAAATTAAAGTAAACACTAAATAATTATAACATCATGGCTGATATCAAACAAACAATTCAAGATTTTTATAAGGTAGCACAAACAAGAGACTTCGCGCGCGACTTTCAATTTCGTGTATTAGACGTCTCTAATAAAGGTCTTCCTGTTTTTACTGAAGACGATTTAGTATATGCAACAACTGCTGCTTTGCCAGGCAAAACAATTGCAACAAAAGACGTACCATATAACGGATTTTCTTTCCGAGTTCCTGGTACTGTTTCATATACTAATAGTGATTCTTATACAATGGATTTTTATTGCGATGCAACAACAAATGCTCGCATAGCTATGGAGAATTGGATAACTGAAACATATAATGACGAAACTACTACAGGTGATGGTGTTCTTCACAATAATAGTACTATTACATTAGTTCAATTAAATACTAAGTTTGAACCAATGCGTACATACAAACTTCATGGTGTCTTTCCTGTTGACTGTGGTGAGATTGCTTACTCGATGTCTGGGGACGGAGAAGTCGCTACGGTTACTGTAGCTATGGCATATCAATTCTTTAGGAGAGATCCTGCCATTCGCGGTACAGTTAATGCTATAGGTAAATTAGCAGGCGCTCTAGTAGGTTAATTACCTTAAATATTTACATGGCAGCTGGCCTTCAATTAGAAAGCTCTGGTGTAACAGATCTTAGACAAAAGTTCTATGAACTTTTACTACGATTTTCAACTTTTCCTGCTGCACAAAATTTCTTTCTAGTACAAATCCATGAACTACCAGGCTATGTAGTAGAGGCAAATGTAGATAAGTTAGGAATACGACCTGGGACCGGCTGGTCGACTGGATTAAATTTAGCCAAAAAACAAGTATTTGAACCGTTCTTTGGCGGCGGAAATAATTGGATGTTCTTAGCAACAGGTGTTGATCTTACTACAGAAACTACATCTGTAAATAATAGAGGTACATTAATTAATGGATTATTACCAGTTGGCCCGTTTATGGAGTCAAGAGAATTTCCCGATAATGATTTAAGTATACAATTCTCCGAAACTAATGTAAGCATTATAGATAGTATATTTAGATCGTGGGTTCAATTATATAGTGTGTACGGTAATATGGGAGATGTACCATTGTCAACAGATATTTCAATACATTTTATATCAAAACAAACGAGTCATGCATCTGACGACACACCGTCGATTACAAAAATTTATACATATAAAGATTGTATTCCATATGCGATAAAAGATGCTAATGTAGCAGAATATGATGGTGATACAAAATTAGGCTCCGTAGCGGTAGGTTGGAGATTTTCTAAGTATGATGTTCGTATACCAGTACGAGGTGCAAATATGATGGTCGATTTTTGGCCAGAACCGAGTACAGAGCATGATATTCCATACCTTGGACAAATGTACACCCCTGCAGAATTAAAAGCTGAAGCTGAGAAAGAAGAGATGAAATTTTTAAATAAATTGTTCCCCGAAGACTTACAAGGATCCAAAAAGAAGGACACCGGAGACTCAGACGATCTGACACTTGCGCAAGTAAAATCAAGAATACCGAGTCCTCAGTTTGGAGATCAGCCTCCTGATAAAATAGATAGGACCAGAATTGCACAAGACAAGGTAGCCTCCGATACTGAAAAAGAACTAGAATTTATTAGACTGCGACGAACTGTTGCCGGTCACACTCCAGACCCAAATCAAGAAAAAAGACCAACATCAGGCACTCCCGGATATAAAGGAGACCTAGATCGTAATAGGACAGATATGACAGATGTAGTAAACCAACAAACGATCACATTTCCGGAGCCAAAAGTTCTCCGAGCAAACCCGCCGAGAGTCAAGACTGAAGAAGAAGACTCCGGTGACGATGACGAATAGATTAAATGATAAGTTATAACGACGTCCTAAAAGTTTCAAAACTTTATAAAGATAAACAATTTGATAAAGTATTTTCATATATTAACGAGAGACTTCCAAGTAAAAATATTATAGATTTTTTTAAGAAATGTAAAGCTGAAAAATTTATAGAAACTAGCGATTGTATAAAATTAGATGTATCGAAAAAAGAATTAATAATTTATAAAGATAATTTTTTAAAAAATTTACCTTCTGATACAGAGGATGATTATTATATTGACGACTACAAAATTACTATAGGCTATCCAAATGTAAATTCAATGCTACCTGCTTCTTGTATTAAGAAAATTCAATATAAAGATATAATATTAAATCTTAATCCAAACAATTATAATCATATACCTTTATCATTAATTAAAAAATGCACTCCGCATATAGAGCCATATTTACATAAATTAAACAATACATATGTATATTACGTAAATGACAAATTTCATAGTAGATTTTACTATGATATGCCTATAATTATAAATATAATATATTTATGTTTCGTTCAACATTATGAAACTATAATACAACAACAATTACTTCTTATGAAGCAATATAATTTTACATATCAAGACTTTAATAGCATTTCAATTAATTCAATAAATGCTTATGTAAAAATAATTAATACAAAACTTAATAAAGATGACTGAATTATTAGATAAATTTAGAGATTTATGTATAACTAGTGTTATACTTCCAGATAGTAAAGAAATAACTTTAAATAGATTAAACGTAGATTTTCAAGCTAAATTACATTCACATTTTATTAATATACCTCGAGAAGTAGCAAATATTGATAATATTTTTATACTTGAATATATTAAATTTGTAAACAAATATATAATTGAACTTCACTCAGAAAGAAAATTTACACATAGAGATAAATTATTTCTTCTCGATTTTTGGAAAAAAGATGTAGAATCTTCTGATACTTCTTCTAATCTTTTAGAAGATTTAAAATGTGTAGATAAGTTAAATGAAATTAAATTAGAACTTCAATTAAGTAACATGCGGCCTATAATTCAATTCAGACAGCCTACTCTTGAAGATGAAAATAAAATATTAACATTTTTATTGAGCGACGATGATAAAGAGAAGACTGATATGGATATAGTGTTTTTTGATATTTTCAGATTCTTACATTCAATAAACATTGATAGTCATGAATATCTTATAGATAATTTATCTATAGAAGAATTACATAAATTATTTTTATTATTTGACGTACAATGCCTGCAAAAAATTTCAAAAACAGTAACTGATACTCTTGACAATATAAATACTATACGTTTATTAGAAGCTGATTACTCATCGTTTTATTAATTTTTAAATTAAATATCTATAGAGATGGCAGATACTATAGGTACAGAATTAATAAACCGAATAGCTGAAGCGTTAAAAAACGTAGCGGCTGGTCTCAATGATGTTAATGTTAATACTAAAGACACAAAAACAGCAATAAATACGCTAAACACCAATTTTCAAGACATATTTGGAATCAAGAGCCCTCTCTCAAAACTTCTTTTAAAAGAACAAATCTATAGCAAATCTTCGAAGACACATCTTTCAAGTATAGATAACAAATTAGGTGGGTTAACAGAATTAATAAAAATTAATAGAGATCAGCTTGATGAATTAAAAAAACTAACACCTGCGGGATTATCAGGAGCGGATAAACCTGGAGGCCCCGGCGGCGGCCCCGGATCGAGTCTCACGAAAAAAGAACTATCAGACCTATTAGCAAAATCTAATAAAGGACTTCTAAGTACGAGGAATCTCTTACTTGGTGGAGGTGCAGCAGCTGCCTCGGCGATAGGTCTTCCTCAAATGATGTGGAAAGTATTAAGTACATTAAAAAGTGCTATTATACCATATCTTTTGCTTCAATCTGGCCGTGCATATGCGGACGAAGGCATCGGGCAAATCGGCCTCCCGGGAATGGGCGGCTGGGAAGGAAGACAAGGAACAGGGGTTTTGGGCACTATAGCACGCGAAGCTGTCGGAGGGCAGGTGCTAGGTGCAATTGGTCCGTTGGAAGCAGGCCTCGGTACTCAAGCTTTTACTAAAGGAGGAAGAAGGCGATTGAGAGCAATGGGCCGTGGTGTAAGTCATATTACCGGTCTCACCGCTGCCCGGAGGGGCGAGGCCATGTTTTCGAAAAGTTTATATAAAAGATTATCAGGCTTTACTGGGGAAAGAATGACCGCTGCTGGAAGGTTAAGATACTTAAACGGTAAGGTTGTAGGAATTAAAAACGCAGCCGGGAACTGGGTCACACGAGGAACTGGTAGAAGAGCAAGTAAAGGATTTATAAAAGCTCTTGCAGTTGGATCCTCGAAATCGATGTCCAAAGGCGGACTTAGAGCAATTGGTGGAAGAATCCCTCTTGTAGGATTACTTATTGAATTAGGATTTACAGTGTGGGATGCGAACCAACTCATGAGCGAAGGTGGTGCTGATGTGCTCGCTGCTTGGAAAGAAGAATTTGCAAACGCAGGGCTATTAGGAAAAGGGTTTGTCATTTATAGCAATCCTGCTTCGGCAATTGAAGCTGCTCAAGATATAGCATGGGCGGCGATGTATGGAACAAAGTCACAACGAGAAAAAGATATAAAGTTCATGGACCCTGCCGCGGATAGAAATTCTCAAGAATATCAAAAATACCAGAAATTGCGTATGAATAATATAAAAGCAATTATGGAAATAGATGATGGTGAAAATTATCCATATGGTTACCCTGGTTTCGCTCCGATGGGATATAAAACTAATAGACCTCGAAAAATGACTATGCGAGAGCTTTTAACACGTAGTCTTACAGAATTAGAAGTCATAAGAAAGGTTCAACAGGAAGTTTCAAGAAAACTAATTAAAGATCCAAACACTGGGAAAATGACGACGTTTGCAGGGATGAAAGCCGCACGAGAAGAACGTAAACAGGCTAAATCTGCCGCGGAGTCCAAAGCGGCAATGTCTTATCGTCCGGGGATGTCGTGGACTGACCTTGACAAAGCACGAGGACAAAGATTACGAGCAATGTACGATAAGGAAATTATTTTGCCACAAGATCTCAGATACATGTCACCAGAAAATCAACGTCTGCTTGATGATGCTGGAATCGACGTCCCGGGCACAATAGCGCATTTCGATGAACA